ATCTTATTAGTATAAATAAACCCAGCTATCACAGACAGCCAGTCATTTGTGTCAGATTTTACTTTTCCGGTTGGAAGTTGCTGGATGATTCGATGCGGAGTTTTTCTTATAATAGAAGCGGTCGTGCCATCGGTAGTTTTGGGGTATTCTTTGGGGACTGAACCGTGTGGTTTATTGCGAGCAATTCGTTCGTATTCTATAAAGCCGTCAGTGAGACTGTCAGTCCAGCCTTTAGAGGACTTAAAAATCTCAACTATATTTTCCGGCTTCAGATAGCTGTACATAGCCTAACATTAGCACTTTTACTTCTTGTCAACAATATCAATTTGATCTGGGTTATAAGTGGTAATTTCCTTGGCCCAAAGCTTACCGTGTCTTTTACGCATGATCTTCATGTAAATTTTAGAGCCTTCATAATCAAAAATTAGAATCTGTCCAACCTGGAGTTCTTCCAACCCTCTAAGAGTTAGCATGTCTGTTAAGTTTTCCCACTTTGCTTTTTTCACTTCCACAATCCTTGAATATTACCTGAAGTATAGATCTCATCCTCATCAGGATCAGGCCGCATTGTTTCCATAGCATAGCGAATAGCGTCCATCTCGTCACTGAAAGCATGGTCGGGAATATCTAAGATCTTTCCATCACGGTCGGTCTTCCACATATAATTGCGGTAACTTTTAATCACGTTAGTACTTCTCTTCGTGACGCTCATGCGCTGGTCTTGGACATACTGAATACCCTGGTTTCTACTTCCGGGGCCTTTCTGAGCGCCAATAATATTTATTCCGTACTCCTGCATTTCAGCGATAGACTTAGGTTCAGCAGAGTCCGCTATTACAAGAGCATTCGGAAACTCAGAGTTATTTATATAATCAGCAATCTTACGGTTAGGCATGTGAGTTCGACGTATAAGTTCATCAACTATATACCCGCCGTTGTAGTAATAAAGCGCTATAAGGACGGCAGGATCGTTGGCGTAGCCGAAGTCGAGTCCCACGCGTTCTAAGCGGGCTTCGTGAGGAATCTCATCAATAATCGCCCAGTCTTTATAAATCTTACCTTCAACTTCACCTAATTGCCCTAGTCCGTAGACTTTCCACCAACCAGTATTATGTTGACGAGACTCAATACTCTTAACAATTTCTGGATCTAAAGCTTCGTTATCTTTATAAGTTAAAGTAATAAAATCCAAATCTTCAGTCCGGTAAGGAAGAATCTCTGTATAAAACCAAAATTCGTTAGTCGGGTTCCAGTCCAGCCAAATCTCCTGCTTAGTACGGACTTCAAGCTGTTCAAAACTTTCAAACGGACAGTTATTAGCTTCGTTCATGAAAAGAATATCACGACGAGGGCCACGGACTTTATCCGGGGTATCGACTCCAAAGAACTCCATCCTAACTCCTGGTCCGAAAGAATAAATAAAGTCCGTCCGGTTCCACTGAGCTTCCTTAAAATACCCATGACCTTCCATAATATTTAGAAAGTCACGCATAACACCTCTTTTAAGGTGAGGCAAAGATTCAGAAACTACAGAAACTAAAAGCTGCCCACCGGCGTTAGATACTGTCTGACACTTGTCTATTAGAATCAAAAGAATAGAAATAGTCTTAGAGGCTGACGTTCCTCCGGCCGCAGCCCGGATACGTTTATCTAAGGCTAAAAGTTTGTGGGTGGCTGTAACCGCCTTAAAATCACCTATCGGATGTATTCTCCACAGTCTAAACAAATACCATTACGTTTATTTACATTAGCATGAGGACAGTCTTTACCAAAGGTTAAATCAGCTAGTTCTTTTTCATTTTTAGCTTTAATAAAATGAGGATTTTTAATATCAGCCTCTAGATGTTGATGAAGCCACTCCGCCTTATTGGAAACCTGCTCCCACAAAGGAAGATCCTCTTCTCTAAAATATACTGTTTTCTGTTTAAGCAATTTTCTTTTGAGTTTGACTGACATAAACTAACGCCAGTACTCCCTCAACTCCAAACAAAATTCCACCCAGTAAAGAAGAATAAGAATCTTCTCCACCAGCCAGCCCTCCGATTACTGCGAGAACCCCAAGAACGACTGCGACCCAACTAAATATTTGTAAACCTAATTTCATTGTTTTGACTCCATTTGCTTCTTAATACTTTCAGTAATAACTTCTAAATCTGGAGCGTCTACCCCAAACTTAACTTTCTTACCGTCTGTGTAATAAATCTTTACAAAAGCGATGTTGCCTTCGTTGTTAATAACTATTTCTTCAACTTCTTCAAACTTTCTCATAAGAACCTTTCTTTTAAAGACTTATACAGGCATTGTACCTTATACATTACACATTGTCAAGTACACCTTATAAGGCCATATAGGGAGAATAAAATATTTTTCAGGAGTCCCTTTTCATAAATTTGAGAGAGGAGGTATATATCTTTATCCACACATACACATACAGGGGTTTATTGGAAGATACCCTTAGAGACTCCTTTTCCCGTTTGCCAAGGGATAATAAGGTATTTATTCTTAAGTCTTTTGGCCTGTACCTACCCTATACATTGTAAGGCGTACACTATACCTTAGTGCCCTCTATTACTTCACCTTTAACAGAAGAACTACTAAGTATGGGTTGGACTATGTTGATGTTAGTGGTGTTCTTGGTATCTAACACACCTGTAATCTTAGCTAATGCCTCATAGGCTTTTAACCTGGTATCATCTGGAGATTTGCTATCAATAGTACGTTTCTTTGCTATCGTTTCTATTCCCTGAATCACATGATCCCCCTTAAAAGCTATGTTTCTCCGATACTCTCCGATCCACTTGTTATCTTCACTTATAGATGTAATCTTATTGGCTGTATAAGGACTGTACCCGGCTCTTAAAGCACTCTTATAAGCATTGGAATGAGTTGGGCTTTCGGGATCAAACCAATACTGCATGAACTGTAGCTGTCTTGGAGTATTTTGCCACTGATTAGCTGTTAGTTTGGTTTTCTTTGTTGTTGTGGCGAGTTTTCTATCTTTTGGTTTTAAACCTTTTGTTTTCATGCTTTTAAACTCCTAAAGCCCTTAAATCCTGTTGTTGAATCGTTATTTTCACAGGTTTCTGAGCAGTATTGTTGGTTTCTTGGGATATAATTCCGGCAATATTCGCAGCCTTTCGGGCTTTGGCGGTCACTCATACATCTTGAGCATAAAGAAAGAGCATCTAGGTTGTATACACTTCTTTTGCAATTTATACAGTGCTTCATTGACTTTTAATAGCCCTCTTTGATCTAATTATAAGCACTTTGAAGGTAAAAGTAAAGATTAATATATAATACTCTTGACAAGCATTACTATGTGTAGTATATTGGATACATAGCAAGGGTGCAGACCAGCTAGAAACTAGACAACCAAAGAGCAACCAGCCGACTGCCAGTCATGTTTGAACTGCCGACAGGCTAACCGCTCTAGGTTGTCACCATAAATGGGGCGTCGCCTCGATAACAAACAGACAACTTCCTTGACAACCTAGCAATAATTAAATGAGGTGAGAATGAATTACAAACGTATCGCTCAGATAATTGAGCATATTGTCCTTGTGAGTCTTATCGCTGGTTCTCTAGGCTTTTATTTAGGCAACCAGTATGGTAAGACCCAAGTAGACGTAAATGCCCTTAAAACGGCTCCTGCAGCTCCTACAGTGTCAAAATAGAGCCAACGGTGACGGCGGTAGCCGTTGCGCCAGTTGAACCGCCCAAAGTCGAACCGGTAAATACTTATAAACAGTATATTTACCAACATGAATCGAATAACAACCCGCAAGCTATAAATGCAAGTAGTGGTGCTTGTGGACTGGGCCAAGCCCTGCCCTGTTCTAAACTACCTTGCACATTAAGTGACTATCAGTGCCAAGATAAATGGTTTGAGAATTACGCAGCGGTCAGATACGGTGGATGGGAAAACGCCTATAACTGGTGGATAAACCACAAATGGTGGTAATTAAAACGAGGGAACAAATGACAATCAATAGAATCGTAATGATAGTTATAGCTGTAGTTCTTTTAACAGCAACAACTATCGTAGCTCTGAATCATGGGGATCAGTATTTTTGTGACCATGTTTCACAAGATAAAGCAGCCCAATACGGTTGCTAAATAAAAAAAGACTTGAAATATAGTCTTTTTTGGTGTAAGTTAAATCTAACTATTCCACTCTCGCCAGTTGAATAGCCAACTCCAAAGCGCACGGAGTTTCATAAAAGACTTTTAAAGCATTAAAAAACCCCTGCAAGGTGTTGCAAAGGCTTCTTAATTGTTGCCAGTTGAATATCTACAGGATAGCAGAAAGTTGAGGGTGCGTCAAGTGCAAGATTCAAAAACAATCATAGAAGACTATAGCAATAGCAATGGAAGAAAAGACTTAAAGGCCAATAGCAATAGGACTATAGCAATAGGCCTTTTAAGTAAAGAACAGGAAGATAAGATTTTAGACCAGCTTGTAAGTGAGGAAGTTATACATCCCGATTACAAGCTTTTTTTTGTTAAGTATTTACGTCGGCTCGGGCCGGTTACGTTTCTTAATTACGCCAACCAAGCGTTAACATACGGCCGAACGCCGTCAAAATATTTTACCTCGCTTTGTAAGCGAAGTGATGGCACACAATCATAATACTATTGACAAACTAAAGATATAAGAGTAGTATTTAGGTATAAAGGAGATTACCTAATGGACTATTTAAACACTCAAGGTTGCTCAGTTCCAGACTGTGTAAGGACTGCAGCTGAAGAAGATCTATGTTTCGAGCATCAAATGGAAATGGAACAAGCCATGAAAGAAAATGACTTAGACCGAGCTATGGACGAACTGCAAGACTTTGGCAAACATCCCCGCAGTGCAGAGACTTATTACGAAACTAAGTTCTAATGATAGAAATATTATTTAGTTTCTTAGGTGGTTTCTTTGCTGGTATTACAGTAACCCTACTTGCTATGGAATACACCTATCAAAGGTATGACAAATGATTCAGGAGCTAGTAAATAAAACTCTCAGAGAGCAACGTCAAGATCGAGAACACAAACATTGGCATGTATCAAGTTTGGGCAATTGTATGACCGGGCAATATTTGGAGAGACTAGGCAAAGAACCAGATGCTCCCTTTGATGATAGAACTTTACGAGTATTTTCAATCGGCAACGTGTTTGAGGATTGGATTCTTTCTTTGCTAGAAGCCCAACTACCTAAAGGGTCTGTCAAACGCCAGGAGAGCCTGTTTAACGAGACTTTAGACCTTGCTGGTCATCCAGACGCTATTGTTAGGAATAAAGCCTCAGAGCCTTTCTCTGACGCTCTCAGAGCAGG